CTCCACCGAGTTCGCGCTCAGTTGGTACGCGTAGACGCGACGACCGCCAGCGGTAAACGCTGCGCCGTGCAGTGACGCCCGCACGCGGTCTCCTCCGCGCCTCGACTGGTCAGGGGTGAGCCCAACAGCCCGGACGCTGAATGAGCCCGTCAGGGAGCGATTCAAGACCATCGGCTCACCCTCAGGCGCGCCCCCGTCCGCATACAGAACGACATACGGGCAGTCCGTTGCCGGAGTGAGTGGACCGGCCGCGTCACATACCTTGTAGGTCGTGGGCAGGTCTGTGGTGAGTTTGGCGAGGATCGCGTCAACGACAGGCTGGGCCGGGACGGATGCGCTCATAGCAGACCCTCCACGGCAAGGTCGATCGCGTGATGGAAGCGTGGCTCGGTGGCCTCGGTCGCGTGCATCCCGTCAAGGTGCGGCGGTTGGTTCACGGACCCGTACTCGAAGCCTCGACCCATGCCACCTTGCTTGCGTGAGGAGTCCGGGCCGATGTCGTAGGTGATCGCGCCGAAGGACGGCACGTCCTCACTGGTGATGCTGGACGGGTACAGCTTGCCGTGCTTGCCAGCAGTCGCGCGGGCGTTGGTCTTCCAGTCGTCGCGCAGCTCGCCGGCTGACTTCTCCACGATGGCCCGGACCACAGGCATCACGCTGATCGCGGCCTTCTCAAGATCGTGGACCAGCCCAGCGACGCCCTCGATCTCCATGCTCACGAGTCGTCCTCAACCAAGATGTGCCGGGCCGTCTGTGTCCCCGAGTAGTTGACCTCGGTGACAGTCAGCGGGCGGCCAATCACCCACGCATCATCAGACAGAGTCATGACGGCGATGTCGCCACGCATGACCTTACCAACGGCATCCCATGGCAACTGAAGGTCATAGCCGCGCATCTGGATCGCAACCTGACCAGCCTCAGTCTGGTGGCCCATGCGGAACGCCTTGATCCGACAGATCCCGACAGCCGGAGCCACGGGGTAGATCGTGGTGAACGTGTCAACGAGAACATCGTTCGCGTCCAAGGCCTGCCCGGTGATCCGCTTGATTATGCAGACCTCGACCATGACTTCAAGGTGCTTGGCTCGACCTGCAGCCAGGACGTCGGCGACGCTCACGATTTGCCACCGTAGCCGCCGGCACCACCGGAGTCACTTGATCCCAGGTCGACACTGAACGCGCCGCGGCGATAACGTTTCAGAGAAGCCTTATCCTCGTCAGTCAGTGTGACGCCAGCGCCAGTCCGGTCGGCATAGCCGACCTTGCGCGTGTAGTCGTCAATCGCCACATCCTCAGAGATCAGCCCAGTCGGATTGAGGAACGCACGCAGCGCCATCCGTCGGCAGACCGCCACAATGACGTCAGGGACAGGCGAGTACCCATGGTCGTAGGTGACCGACAGTGTCGACTTCAGGCCGTAGATCGCCATCGGAGGAATCGTGTCCACAGACGGCCAACGCCACCCGAAGACCCGATAGAGCCGGTCGCCAATCTGTGAGAAGTCGCCGACCACGTGACCGTTGATAGCGACCGAAGTCACTGCAGTCACAGGCCGTTGGGGAAGGTCTAACCAAGGACCGTCCGGGGCCTCGCGCGTCATCACGTCACCCACGACAGCAGAGATGTCCTGGCGGACGTAGTCGCGGATCAGGTCCGCCGCGTCGTCACAGAACGCGCCAGCCTGAGTGAGTTCAGCAGTGGTGAAGGTCCGCCCAAGCCGGTCGGCGATGTCTTGCCCGAGGGCGAATGGCGCGAGCGTCATGGGTGGACCTCCGCTCTACTTGGTTGGTTTGGGCGTGGCTGCCTTGCGAGGCTTGGGCATGGCCTTGACCTCGGTTGGCTCGGGCTCGACCGTGGCCTTGGTTGGCGCGGTCTCGACTTTTACCTCGGTGATCCCGAAACCTTCGGTGTTTCGCACCAGGTCTGCGACCTTCGCATCATCGGTGGAGTAGACGTAGACCTTCTCGCCCTCCGCGGTGTCCTTGTCGGGATCACGAGCGAAGTCGGCCACGAGTTTGTCGTCCGCCATGATGCCAACGCCATGGGTGGCAGTGAAGTTGAACTTGGACATGATTGGTTTCCTTACTCGCAGAAAATGCCGGAATGGTTGACGGAGGTCGGTGCGCCAACGATGGTCCACGACAACCGCACGTAATGGGCGGTTGTGTTGCGGCTGACGTCCAAGACCTTCGGAAGCGTCAGGACGACACGACCACCGGCGGTGAGCGCCGCCGTGGACGTGACCGCGCCCCACGTCGCAGGCGGGTAGGTGCCCTGGTTCGCGTCGGTGGCCCACGCTGCCGAGAACGTGATGGACGGCGCGGTGCCGCCGGTGAACCCGGTCAGATTGATGATGAAGTCGATACCGTCAGGGTCCACATCATTGACATGGAGCGGCCCAGTGCTTCCGTTCGCGGCGAGCGACCCCGCGGCCAAGATTGTGCGGTAAATGTCAGCGTCAGCCATGTCAGGGGCCGCCTCTCAGGTTGTGTGTTCGAAGGGGTGTTGGTGACAAGGGGCACCCACGTTGGTGCCCCTCGTCACGCAACTCAGGTCAGGCCAGTGAGCTGACCGTGGAAGGTTTCCGGTCCGTACTCGAGGCCAACCTCGCCGTACAGCTGGAACTTGCGAGCAGCGCCCGTCTTGGCGAGTTCCTCAACGAACAGGAGTTCCTTGCCGGGGATCTGCAGGAACACCGGGTAGCAGACCGACAGGTCCACGACAGCCAGGACGCCGGCAGGCATCCAACGGTCAACCATGATCCCGAAGGTGCCGAAGTCGGTCACGATCGTGTCGATCGCGACGCCACCGATGTTGCGGGTGAACGTCGGCTGGTTGAGAGTCGCGGTCGAGTACAGGTTCGACACGTTGACCTTCTGAGCCGAGCCAACGAGGATGACGGTCGACGCGGCAGGCATCTTCGCGCCCGAGTCGAACATCTTCTTCAGGAGCCCGTCGACCGCAGCCTTCGTGACCGCACCGGCGACCGCGGTGACGTTGGTCGTGATCGCGGACAGGATGCCGCGAGTGTGGCGAGCCGTCAGGTTATCTGCGGGCTTGGCGTAGACGCCCGTGAGGAACGACTGCTCGATGTCGACGGCCATCGACTCAAGCTCTGCGGTGGTCTGCAGGGCAAGTTCGTCGAGGACAACGTCATCCCACTCGGGGGCGATGTTCGCGCCAGCGAAGTTCCCCGTGGCCGCGATACGGGTGTAGGAAACCTCGATCGCGGACTGGTGGATCTCCACCACGTTCGTGACGTTGGACCGGGACCGCTCGGTGCCTGCAGGAGCAGCGGCGCCCTCAAGAGCGGCGTTGTTCGCGGACGACGCGCGACGGTCGACGGTCTGCCACTCGAACTGCGTGGCCTTGCATGCCTTCGCCGAGTTCAGACCGCCGATCGCGGACAGGAACGGGGTCTCAGTGGGGGTGACGGTGAACAGTTCCCCGTGGTAGGACGGCAGGGTAAAGGTGGTGCCCTGCCCAGCAACAGCAGCCATTTCAGGCTCCAATCTGGTTTGTTACCGAGCAGGCCAGAAGGCTTGCTTCAGTTGGAAATGGACTTGCGGGTTTTCAAGCGAATGGCCTCGCGGGTATCGCCCTTCGCCATCGCGGCGGAGATCTGCTCATCGATCCCGACCGGCAACCCGCTGGCACCCTGTGAGGGGTCCGGGCGGGGGCCTGTGGGCTTGGATGAGCCAAATGCGGCCAGAACCTTCGCGACGGATGCTTCGACGTCCTCGCGGGTCGAACCCGTGATGAACTCGACAAGGTGCGGGGGAACCTGCTTCTCGACTGCGACCTCGTACCGCGTCAGTCGCCCAGTGGCGTCTGCAGTGGCCAAGCCCGCATCGACTGCAGCTTTTCGGGCGGCAACCAGTTCCTCCGAAGCCTTCTCGGCGTCGGTCTTGCTTGCATCCTCGAACTCCTTGACCCGGGCCTCGGCAGCCTTGAGGGCTTTCTCGGCGTCCGTGCGGGCTTTCCGTTCAGCCGTCAGTGCAGCCTTGCCGGGGTCGCCTAGCGTGGACTCGTCAGGCTTCGGGGCTTCAGGCGTTGGCGAGTCGCTCGCGGGTGCCTTGGGCTTGGGAGCCTCAGGGGTTGGGGCTGGGTCGTTCGTGGGGTCGGGCATGATGCCTCCATCGCGGAGTTAGCCGGTCGGGCCTCGCGCCCGGTCGGTGGAATGTGGGGGCTACGTCAGGTAGCCGTACTCGCGGAGCATCGAGACCGATTCCTCGCGAGTTGCCGAGAGTTTGTAGATGCCCTCAGGTGTCAGTCGGACCTTGGCCGCGCGGCCTGCGTCGGTATAGCCGCCGAAGACACCGCGGGTCGTCGTGCCCTCAGTAGTCGTCCACTGCTGAACCGCGCTCATCCCGCGACGAGCATTCACAACTTGGGACATGTCTGCGCCGTCACGGATCGCCTGCGCGCCAGCCTTGGTGAAGACCTTGTCCTGCTGCGCCGAAGTCAGGCTGCGGAAGTACGCGTCCGAGTTCGACTTGGCCGGCGCGATGCTCTTACGATCCGCAGCAGGAGCCGCCGAACAGTTGCATCGAGGATGACGCTCGAACGACGCAGCCTCAAAGGTCGAGTACCACTTGTCAGCAAGCAGTGAGCATCGACCGCAGGGAGCAGAACTGAGGGTCCGCACGTACCCGGTGACGCGCCGATCCGACATCATGCCCACGCCCACCGCAGACCTGCCGGCGTCAGCAACCTCGGTCGCGACAATCATCTGCAAGCTGGACAAGCCAACCTGCCACGCCGCGCTCTCACTCATGCCGCTCGCGAGCGCCTGCTGCCCATGAATGGCTGGCATATAGAGCAACGACCCGAGTGGGCGACCATCAGCCGCCGACGCGCCGAACAGATCCGATGCGACGACGCCTGCAGGCTCAGGAGCGACACCCTGCAGGCTCAACATGGTTGAGACGTAGTCAGTTGCACCCGACGCGTTGTACTGCTTCCCAGAAGCCACCATGCCCACCATGCGGGCTACCTGGGGCGACCACGTGCCGGACAGGTTCGCAGGGTCAACACCAGCCCACATTTGCGAGGCCGCATCGCGAGCGCGCGTGATGTAGATCTGCTGCCGACGATGCAACGCCACCGAAAGACTCGCGACGTCCACGGCTTACGCTCCCTGGTGCATCCCGGGCGTGCCCATGGGCATCTTTGCCGGTGTCATCATCGGTGCAGCGGTAGGCGCCACGACAGGGGCAGGCGGCGGGGTGAGTTCATTGGCGCCAACAGCAGAACCAAACAGCATCGCGTCAGCCTCGCGGGCAGTGCGCGCCTTGTCCCACGCGTCCATCCGCAACCGCTGACCCTCGGTGTAGCCGAGATCCTCGCGGGCCTGCTCGATCGGGATGACCTTGGACGCAACCAGCTTCTGCACCGCGTCGGCAGCCTGCGAGATCGTCGGAGTCGAAGCGTCACGCCAGCGAGTCTCGAGACGACGCGCGCTCGGGTTCCATTCGCCGTCGATGATCCGCTCAGCCAACGACATGACCTGCTCATGGGACTCACCGAACGACACCTGTTTGCGCTCGGCGCGCTTGACCAGCCGCGCCTCATTAGAGCGGATCGCATCAGCCGAAGACGGGTTGTCAGTCGTGAAGCCCAGGTAGTGCGGCGGCAGTGACGCGACAGCGGCAACGATCTGCGCGAGCGCGTTGATCGTGTTGTGGAAGTTCCCCAAATCCGCGGACGGCCACTGACCGACCTTGATGTCCTTGTCCTCGTGGACGAGGAGTTTGCCCAACACTGTTTTCCAAGGCGAGACAGGGTTGCCGTTCTTGTCCTCGAAGTCATCCTTGGACAGACCGAAGGCGTAACGAGACGGGATGGCAACGGTTTCGGCGGCCACCATCATGTCCGTGGCGATCTTGCAGGCGGCATCAGAGAGAGGCAGGATCGGCGCGAGCTCCGAACGGCCAGGAGCCGTGATCTGGTCAGACTTGTCGAGCCGGGTCATCCGGCCACGGTTGACGAACGGCACGACAGGGACCACGCCAAGCTCATGGTCGTCGCGGCTGATCTCCTCAAGCGCCCCATTGCCAGTGATGGTGTAGCGGATCGTGCTGTCAGGCAGGTAGAGCGTCGAGAATTGTTCCGTGCCATCGATCCAGCGCTTGATCGCAGCACGGACCTTACGGGTCTGCGGGTCGAAGTCAGCGAACATCTGCAGCGGCGACTCGACCGTGATGAGCGGGACCGTCTTGTCATCCTCACGGCTGCCCACGATCACGAACGAGCGACCGGCGATCAACGCCTCGAGGTGGACCTGCTCGGAGCCCTCGTCAAGATTGTTGGCCTGCCACCAATCCCACAGCCGCTTGTCGTCGCGGCCATCAGCGGAGTTGTCGAATCTGAATCCGATGACGTCGAGCCGCTCCTCGATCGAGTCAACAACGACCTGCGGCCACGCGATCAGAACCGGCTTGATCCGCTCTGACACCTCAAGCCACAACTCGGGGTGCATGTACGACAGTGGCTGGTCAAGGTCATAGTGCCGGTTGAGTCTGCGGAGATCCGGCATCGACGTCTCGTGGAGAGATACCAAACGACGGACCCACTGCTCGGGAGTCAGGTCCGGGCTCAATTCATCACCACCATCTTCGATTTCGGTTTCTTCGGAACCCAACCGGCAGCCCTCGCGTCGGCGGCAGCCTCATGCGCGAGCACGTCGGCCATCTCCATGTCGATCTTCTGGTTCTCAGAAGGCTTGCCGAGGATGAACCTGTCGCCCGTCTTAGCGACCTTCCTGGCCGCCATCGCGTGAGTCTTCATCACCGCGTCATCCGAGTGCGTGGTCAGCCGCTCAGCCAAGTCCTCGCGGTATCGCACAAGCGCGTTGAACATGCGCTCGATCGAGTTCGTTGGCCACTCCACGACAACTTCCTCGCCATACTTCGTCGCCCACACGTCTATCTGGGTCTCAAAGTGGCGGGGGTCGCAGTACATGCGACTGACTGCGTAGCGGCGCATGACCTCATCCATCGCGGCGTCAACCTCACCGCGCGGGATACGACCATCTGGCCATTCCTCCGGACGCCACACTGCAGGCCGCGAATCCGGCCCATACGTCGGAGTGAAGCGGTGACCCGCAAGCGTCTCCAACCGGATCGCGGTCCAGTCACCAGAACGCGAACCGTCAAATCCGCCGGCAACATCTGCGCCGTCAGGAACAACGACGTCGAAGTCGTTGCCCGAGTCCCACAAGGACTCGGTCATGAACGCGCCCAGGCCTTGCACGAGCCGATTCCCGAAGAACCGCTCAGCCTGCGTCGGGTCCGTCTCGTGCAGTTCGGCAGCCTCAGCGTCGATCGCAGGTACGTCAACCCAAGGTGAGTCGGCATATACGTAGAGGTGGATCTTGTGCCGCTCGCGCTTGTTCCCATAGGACAGGTCAGCCGGCGGCTTGCGGTAGTAGCGGAAGACATCCTTGGTACGCGACTCGAACGCCTGCTGTGCCGCCGAGGACTCCATCGGGTCCCAGGGGTTAGTTAGTTCAACCGTGCGACCCTGCATCGCGGCGATACCTCGCCGCATCGTCTGCCAAGTGCCCAGCACGCCAGACTTGAACGTGTAGAGCCCCGACTCATCTCCGAGCCCGCCTGTGAGCGGCTGGCCAAGTTTGGACTTCGACTTCGATGTGAGAGGAACGATCTTGCCGCGATTCGGCAAACCGATGTAGCCCTCGCGGACCTTCACAAACTCTTGCAGCGGCCCGCTGGCGATCATGGTCTGCAACGGCTCGTAGACGTTGGCAGTCTGGCTCTCAGCGAACGCCAGCAGCCCCAACAACGACTTGCGACGCGGGACGCCCATCGCCTCGCCCTTGAGGTACTCATACTCCCAGCCACAGCCACAGCCGTGGTCAGAGCAGCGATACGCCTCGCCGACCTTGTTCCAGCCTGCAAACAACGCAGGACCGACAGCCTCGTTCAACAGGAACCCGGCGCCCCAAGGGGACTTACCGCGACTTCTGCGGGCCAACTATGACCGAACGGCGATACCTGAACGGCGCCAGCAGGCGTCGAGGATCAACGACCGCATCAGGCTTGACCTGGTAATGGTTCGCAGTGACGTCGAGCTGCCACCCGTTGAACACCAACGGCTCGCCCTCGTAGACGCCGCCAGGGACTCGGCAGTGCGCCTCTATCC